CCAGGGCAATTGCTTGGGCTTGATCAAGTGTGTCCTGCATCATGATGCGGTGGCAGATGACTGGTGCGCCCTGTCCCTGCCTACGTACTCGCGCATTCATCTGGTCATAAAGATCAAGGCTCCAGTTGAGTCCGTACCACACAACGATGTGGCCGTTCCTCTGGAGTCCGTCAATGCCGTGGCCCATGCTGGCGGGGTGCCCAATCATCAGGTCACAGTCGCCAGTCTTCCAACGGTGCATGGCGTTTACCAGTGCCGACTCGGTCTTGCACTCGGTCAAATTGATAGGGCGCAGGTGCTTGAACTTCGTCATGATGCGTTCGGCGTCTGACCGATAAGCATACGAGCACAGGATGGGGCTACCGTTGGCTTCGTCAATAATGTCCTCAAGAGCCTCTAGCTTCAGGTCATGCACTGCTTCCCACAATGGCATCCCGGCCACCGGGTACATGGCACCATTGGAGAACTGGAGGCACTTGTTGGTCAGCGATGCCTGGTTAAACATCTCCACCTCGGCACCACTGTCGAGCATCAAGAAGAACTCCTTTTCCATCTTGTCGTAGCGAACCCGTAGTTCAGGCGGCATTTCGATCTCGATGTTGTTGACCATCAAGTCGGGCAGCGGGTTGTAGTCCTCGGCGCTCATCTCAAGCGTGATGTCACCAATCAGCTTCTTGATGGTGTCCTCGGTGTCCTCGTAGGGCACTTCTTTGTAGGGGCCAGCCTTGCGGTAGAACCGTGTTCTGAAGGCCGTTTTGGACACGCCTAGGCGCTGACCCTTGTCGACCACTAGGAACTGGCCGTGCAGGTCTTTGTAGCCGTTGCTGGCCGGGGTGCCGGTGAGTCCGGTAGACCAGACAAAGTGATCCAGTATCTTCTTGGTGGCCTTGACCCGATCAGTTGCCGAGTTCTTCATCTTGCTGATCTCGTCCCACACGATGCCGGTAAACGGCAAGGGACGGTTCTTCTTAATAAAGTACGTTTGGATTGTTTCCGATAACCATTTCAGGTTTTCGTAATTTACCAAATAAACATCAGCAGGACGCAGCAGGGCACGGGTGCGCTGATCCCTAGTGCCGGTGATCATGCTGAACGTCAGATGCTTGGTGTGTTCCCACTTGGCAGCCTCCTGACGCCACACCAGACGAATGACTCGGATGGGTGCCACGATGATGACGCCCTTGAGGAACTGGGTGCGGATTAGGTGATTAATTGATGTAAGAGTTGTAATGGTCTTTCCCAATCCCATATCTGCCCACATCATCGAGTTGGGGTGGGTGCATTGGAAATTAACCATTTTCTTCTGATAATCATGCATCATGTTTGCTGTTAGCATAAACCCACCATCAGATCAACCATCAGTTTGCCCTGGTCCACGTTGTCAATCACAAACACGTTTACCTTTTGTTGTCTAAGTCGGGTGTGTTCTCTTTCTTGAGCATCAGTGGGCTTGGCACCTTCTCGTTTGAACTCGCAAAACCACACACTGCCATCTGGTGCAATGAACAAACGATCAGGCACCGCAGCTCTAGCTGGACTGGTAAATTTGTAAGCAAGCACACCTTTTGATTTGGCATAGTCGCAGACTTTAGCCTCAATTTGTTTCTCTAGCATCTTGTGTCTCCAGTTTGTTCATTGGGTACACGGACAAAATGCAGCCACTTACATCGGCGTATTCAACGCATGAAACTATTAATGCTGTAAATGATTTTTCTTTAAACCGCCAATTAGTTGTGTTTTTATTAAAAGGCACTGTTAATAACGCATAGCCAGCATCAAACAATTCAGCAGATGATTTAAATTTAAGTTGTTTTTCCAACATTTTGTGTCTCCAGTTCAATCAGTTTGTCAAGGTAATGTCGGGCTTTACGTAAATCCTCCACGCCGCCCTTTTCACGCCAACGACTGACATACTTCACTATATTGCCCTCGAAGTAGCCAAGACCATTGGCTGCAATGTAGTCCCACGGTTGCATTGACTTATTTTTGTAGTGCGTACCACCGTGCTGAATGTTGTTCACGCTAGACCCAGGCATAACTTCTCCACTTCTTGAATGTAGTAATCAAAATCAACAGGCATGGTGGCATCAGCAATGTCATTGCATATCTGCACATTCCACCCCGACTCCACGCCAATCTGACGCCACACATCAGGCTTTTTAGCCAACGGTGGCATCCACTTCATCAGAGGCTTGCCGTCCTTGGCAATGTAATACCTGCTGGTGTTCTGCACCTTTGTCTCACCCCATGCCAGATGACTGGACCGTGGCACCTTGGTGCGTAGCATGAAGTCCATGATGTCGGGCCAGTTCTCCACAGTCTCACGGATCGGTGCGCCATCAATCAGCACCTTCTCGGCCACCTTGGCAATCACAAGACCACCAGCGTTCTGGTGCCATTCCATGTCGTACTCATAGGCACCCTTGCGCTTCACAGAGCCGTTGACATACTGGGCAATGTACGAGTTAACATCCCGGATAAACATACGGGAGTAAATGGCCTCCTCAAGCTGGAGCTTGGTGCGTGACTCCCATGCTGCCCGGACCATGTCCACCATCCACTTGTTATCACGGGGCACCTGGACAGTCAGGCCATCGGTGTTCACCTGAATCAGCTTCAAGCCATCAATGTGCATCAGCCCTTCAGCCAGCAGGCACAGCAGCAGTTGACCATTGAGCGTGATGCTCATGGTGAACAGCGGGTCGTAGAACACGCTGAACGGGTTATTGCTGTCACCATATACACCATTGAGCGCCAGCTTCAGCATGGCGTTCTCAGCGGTCTTCTTGCCGTATGTCTTGCGCTGCTCGTACAGGTGCTGGTAGATGTCGCAGAACTGTTCGCCTAAGTGGGCCGGGTAAAACTTATTAACGATGGCGAGATTCGGGTAATAAGAACTAACGTCCAGATCAACAATAACAAATTTGTCATCGGACTCCACGATGGATGATTCAACAGAACCATGAATGCCACCAAGTCCGAACACAAAAGTAAAACCTTTAATATTACAGGTGACATCTTCAAACACTCCCTTGGTTTCCGTGATGACCTGACCCTTGAGCCAAGTGAGAATCCTGGTGAACTCAGGCTGCTGGAACTCTACCCAAGGCAGGATGGCGTCCTTCAATGCAATGCTAGAACGCTTGGTCTGTTTGGGTACTCGACCCTTTGGGACAAACTCATAGCAAGGCACACCGGCTTCCTCCAGCTTCATCGTGAAGTAGTCTTTGCCAATCTTGGTGTCGTTGTGGTTCATGAAGTCACGCTGATACTTCTTCGTCAGGTCTTCACGGAACGCAATCATGTCCAACGTCTTGAAGTAGAACGCCTTGGTCTGATCCACATCGTGTGCGTTGTACTGCTTCAGCACAAACACTTGGTCTTGGGTCAACTCGGTGCCCACCGGAAACGGCAGGTCTTCGATGCTGGCGCTTCGCATATTGAACTCAAGCACCTTCAAGCTGGTGGACCGTGCCTTGTTGTCAAAGTGGTGAATCTTGTACAGATCAATTTGTTCGACATAGCGGTCAGACGGCTTGACTGAGTGCATCCAACGGTCACCCTCATCCTGGCCGTAAATGATCGCCATAGCCTTGTCGTACAGGGTACGGGCATCACTGTTGCCCATGCGGATCAGCGTATGCAGGACGGGATAGTCGAACCCCAGGTTATTGAACCCGACCAGCCGGGCATTCGTATCCTTGAGATACTGGAGAAACGAGATGATCTCTTTACTGTCGTTGCGCCAAGGGCTGATTTCAAAAGACCAGCGTAGCGGCGCATCTGTATGCTCCACCGCCAGCGTGAAGACGTTGGGGTATGTCTCGATGTCATAAACATAATCGTTACTCATTACTGTTACCAATTAGGTGGGGGTACTCGCTGCGTCTGCGCCGTTGTCCGAACTCACCGTACCGAGTTCCGCGATCGTTCACAGCATCCGCTTTCCCCCCGATTACATTACGTCAAGAACGATGGCAGTCCACCAAACGGGGCAGCAGGCATACCAAAGGCAGCAGGCATTGCCTGGGCAGGAGATGCACCCACAGAACCAAACATGCTTGACGCATCAGCAGCGCCTTCACCGAACGCAGTGTCATCAGCAGCGAACTGCACAGCCACCAAATCACAGCGGATGCCATTGCCATGCTTGTTCACTTGCAGCCAAGGCTTCACAGCAGCGTTTACACGGCAGCCACCGTACATCTTACGGGCAAGCTGTTGGAATGCCATTGTGTTGCTGGGGTCAATGGCTTGGCCGTCAGCCTGGATCATCTGAGGAGCCTGATCACGACCAGCAGTGATGTAGACGTTGCCGTCATAACCATCGTAGGGCTTAAAAGTCTTCTTGTTGACCTTCTCAGAGCCCAGACCAAAGCAGCGCAGCTTGCGGTCCACCTGAATCATGCCCATGACTGTGTTGGCGTGCTCGGCCCACTTGGCAAGAGCCAGTTCGCCGTAACGCTTCATGAACTGCTGGAACCCAGGATGGTCCTGGGGCATCAGGAACTCAGAGTTGTAACTGATACGAGTTTGACCAGTCTGCTCGTTTACCTGCTTCTGAGGTTCTGCAAGGTGGGGAAACGACAAACGGACATTCGACAAAAAGATAATATCTGACATTTTTTACTTTCGTTGATTTACTGTAACCATGCTGGCAGTGCTTCCACTACCGGCGCTTCCACTGCACTGAATAACGGTGCAGCGTTCATGATGACCGCAGCGCGTTCATCAGACTCATGAGCAACTGTAAGGGCACCGGCCAGCTTTGTGACATACTCAGTGTTCATCGTCTTGAGTTGACGATCTGACAGTTGCATTTTGACTTTCTCACCAGCCTTGGTCTTCTCCCAAGTCAGCTTCTCAGCTTTGGCAGGAGACACCAGTTTGGTTTCGTAAACCGCACCCTTGGGCACACCCATCTTGATCAGTCGGGCAGCAGTCTCCTCATCGTTCAAGGACCAAGTGCGAGAGCCGCGACCATTGACCAGCTTGAGACCAGCAATAGTTTGACCGGCTTTCAGGCGGCGCAGGGCTTCCTTCTCTACACCTTCGAGAAGTTGACGCATTAGGGGGGCTGCTTCCATGATCTGAGCGATCTGGGTATCGTCCATTGTGGACGGTTCTTTGTCGGCGCTTTGCTGCGCAATGTCGAATGGTTTACTAGCAATTGGTTGAAACATGATTCCGACCTCT